CGCACCCCTCTTTGTTTAAAACCAGCAGGTAGGTTTGACAAAGTTCCTGCATCTAATAATTGGCGGAGAGCGACTGTTGCAGTTCTACTCAATCCGCCAATCATGTGTATCAATCCAAATCCGTAGAATCCTAGTCCTGGCAGAAATTTAAAGTGGACAAAATATTGGACTCTTTGTTTTTTTGGATCGTTGGGCGCATAGTTCCTTCTTATCGAAAGAACCGTTCCACTACCTTCTTCGATTGTAACGATGTAAGGTAGCTTGATGCCAGTCGGTTCCCCTTCTGGACCAAGATCTTCGAAGCCTTCTAAATCTAAATCTACATGACACTCTAACAAAGTGTACATAGGAATTTGTTTTCCAGATTTTTTAGTGCCTTCTAATTCTTTTTCTTTTTTTGAAACGTCGTCATTAACAGTCATACCTGGCGGTGATAATTCTACATCAGAATAAAATCCTGCCACTTGTTGTTTTCTTAAATCGTTTTCTGACATTTTCACAACGTGAATAATTGATTCAGCTTCTGCTAAACTGTTCGCTGTGTAAGGTACAATTAAATCATCAGCAGGAACAAACTTAGAAACTGCTCTGCCTAATAAATCATCGTAATAAACTTTTTTAAATGTAGATCCAGCTAAAGGTAAATGAAATAACATCGAATCAAATTCTGGTTCGTACTCTTTCATCTGATCCATAATTAAATAATTCATGAAATCTTTTACTCTATGTGCTTGTTGATCTTTCTGTGGAGTTTTAACTCCAAGAACTTGTGTTCTTACTGGACCGTCACTTGGTAATAATTCTTTGTATGCTGTGGCTTGAAACTGTGTGACAGCTTCTGCTAGTACAGGGTGCGTGGCACCCGAAGCACCTTGGAAAGGCTCTGTTCTATTTTCGTATTTAAAGCCTAATAGATCAAGTCCCTCAGTGTATGCTTTTTCCCATTCTTTTCTGGACATCTTATAGTCCATGTAATTATTTTTTAATTCAGAACCTAGAGGATTTAAAACATCGTCAGGTAAAATATCTCCAAGATTATCAAAATGAGATTCTGTGCCAGGTACATTTACTGCACTTGGATCAAAGTCAATTGTTGCACCACCATCTTCTTCGGGTAAAATTTCAACAGGTTGCTGTTCTTTAATCTCTTCCTTTATCTCGACCTCTTCGCCCGGAACTTTAATCTGAGTACGAGTGTTAGGAAGTCCTTTATCTATATCTGCCATTTAAACTCCTAGTATTTTCTACCACGTTTTAATAAAAAATCCAAGCCCTGTGGTGTGGGTCCTGATTCTGGTGGTCTGCCTGATGATTTACCAGCTAGTTTTGCTATACCGCCACCTGCTGCTGAAAACTCATTAAAAGAAAAAGCATCACTTTCTTGTCTAAGCCTGTCTCTTTCAACTGGGCTCATAGATCTTAATTGATTTATTCTATCTTTAGTAAATTTAGCTAAATCAACACCAGCTCCAGCAGCAGTAATTCCTAAACCAACTGGAGTTAAAGCTCTGCCAAACTTACCTAGAGTTAATAATTGTTGAACTCTTGGGTTACTAGTAATTTTAGATATATTCTCTCTAAATAATCCTGGAAAAGATAATTCTAAACCAACCAAAGGATCAACCACCGCATCAGCAATATTTTCACCTTTGCCTATATTACTAGCTACTTGTGTGCCAGCTAAAGCTGTTCCTGCAAGTGGAGTTCCTAGAGTTCTAAATGCTTTTCCTAAAAGTGATCTACCTGTTTTTGTTCCAACAGCCGCCGCGCCTGTGCCTGCTGCCGCTGCAGTTGGTAACACGCTTGTTGCTTCTTTAATTTCATTCCCTGTGTCTGCTGCAAGAGCAGTAGCTAAAAAAGGTAAACTGGCTCCCCCCGCTAAAAGCATAGTGCCTTTTCCTCCAGCTAAACTAGCTGTTCTTGTCAAAGCTTTAAAAAATATATTATCAGGATTTTTTTTATAAAAATCGTAGAACTGTTCTGGTCTTGTAAAATTATTTATTGCTTTTGCTGTTTTTTCAGCGTCGTTTTCTCTTATAAATTGATCGGGTCTTTTTTTTATTTCATCTCGTAAAGTTGCAAACGCAGGATCGTTTGGATTAGAATTAAAATTATCAAAAAGTGTATTGTGATAAACTGCATTTTTAAAAAAGTTTTTTAAACCTTTTGTTTTTTTACCTAAGTCACCTTCTCCTTTTAACAAAGATTCTTGTGGTGTAACAGCCGTGGCCTTACCATCAACAAAATCTACGTAACCTATTTTATATCCACCGGTCTTATCAGAAACTATTTTACTAATTCTTGCTACTTCTTTTTTATAATCGGGATAACTTATATTTCCTGCAGAATATTCCTTTGCTGCTTTTAATAATTGATTATCAAACTGTTTTTTAAACTGGTTTAAAAATCCTGATGTTCTTTCTGCGGTTAATAAATATTTTTTAGGTAATTTAAATTCTTTAATTAAACTTTGAGGTAAAGCGTGTTCTAAATTTGATCCAGAGGATACAGCTTGTTTAGCTGCTTTTTCTACAGCTGTTACAGTATCTATAGTTTTTTTTCCAAAACCCTGTGCTTTCAAAGATTCTCTAAAAAATTTAGGATCAGGAAATCTACCTAAATCTTTTCTAAGTTGTTTAGAAATTTTAAATCTATCTGGCTGTGTTCTTATTCTACTAACATCTCCTAAAAACTCAGGAATAGTTTTATTTAATTTTGCGGCTAAGTTTTTTATAACTGTCTTATTACCATCAAGTTGTCCCTCTGGTAATTCTATGGATTCTATTGCATCCACAGTTTTTTGTAATCTTGTTGTTACTTTAGGATCTATTGGTTTCTTAAGCATTTTACCAAACTTTAAACCGTACTCGTTTTTTATTTCATTTAAAGTTGTGGTACTAATTTTATGTTTTTCTAAAACTTCTTTATTAGCCATCTTAGGTATGTCTTCTAATATAGCTTTAAGTTTTTTAGGATCTTTTTTAACCGGTGCAAACTGACCCCGACCTGCAATATCAGGACGTTTAGCTTTTTCAGTTTTTGTTAAATTTTCTTTTAAAACGTTTTCAAGTGTAGTGTTACTTTTATCCGCGTTTAAATATTTTTTACTTAAATCAGTTGTGCTTGTTCCTTTTAAATAATCTTTTTTAATTTTATCAATATTGTCTTCTACAAATTTTCTAGTCTCACTTTTAAACTTTCCTTTTTCTGATATATTTTTAATTTTATTTAAAGTTCTTTTTCCAAGTCCTCGTTCAACAGAATTTTTTACTGTTTCAAACATAACAGGCTTTCCTTTATTTAATTTAAGAACTTCTGGATGTCTTCTAATATCAGATAGTCTCATGTCTCCGTCTTTAGCAAGATCTAGTATTTTATTGTAAAGTGATGGGTTTCTACTTTTTAAAGATGAACGTAAAGCATAATCAGGTGAACCTCCTGTGTTAAACATTTCTCTAACCTCATCAGGATTCTCTAATGCATCTTTTACTTTTTCAAAGTTTTCTTTTTTTCTTTTCTTGACTTCTTTCTCTGGTTTCTTTTTTGGCTTTACAAAATTACCACCAACAGAACCACCGCCGTTAAACTTAGGACGCATGAGATACGCCATCATCTGTTGATATTGTGTTATCTTCATTATTCTCCTAGCATGTAAGCAAGACCACCGCCTGCTTTTTTAATTTTATCTTCGCCAACCTCTTTTAAAATATCATCATAAGAATCTAAACCGTCTTCTACATCTTTCATCTTACCGTCCATATCAGGTCTGACAGTTACTTCATCATACTTTGCAGCAACCTCAACAGGTTTATTATTTTTACCTATGATTGTTTCTGGTGGATCATAGGTCATATATTCTTCTGCGCCGTAATCAGCATCACCAAGTTTAATTTCTTTCCTCCCTGTATCTATCTCTTCGGTTAATTGATAGCCTTGGTATTGAGTAACTTTTTGTCTTTCAGCCGTAGCGGCAGTGTCAGTAATATCATCACCAAGCAACTTAATCTTTTCTACAAGTTTTGGAAAGTACGATGGAATACCTGTAGCTTCTTTTGCAGCTTCAACAGCTTTTGACGCAGGTTTTGCAAATTTAAAAAATTTACCAACAACAGGTAGTGCTGCTAGTCCACCCATAAGTTTTAA